TTCATGACATCCTCGTCAATGGGCCCAGACGGAGCAGCATCTTCTCTGGTACACGTACGCATCTTGGCCTCCAACGATTTGTAAATAGGGTTGTCAGCGGACATTCTACCATGCCCACGACCACCACCCATCGTCAGATGCCCGTGTTCGTTGTACCTCCCGCTCGAATCCCCGCGGCCGGCGCCTCCACGCCCACCGCCACCTCTGGGACCGCCCTTACCTTTAAACTTGCCAGGTTCAGTGCGGTGTTTATTCGTTGCGGCCTCCTTGTTCCGACGTTTTCTCTCAGCGTTACCCGCGTCATCGATATCGTCGGTGTTGGTCCATTCGCCGTTGCACCCATTCAAAAATGCGGTGAAAGTGCGCTGTTCGAACCAACCAAGCTGCGTTTTCAATTCGAATCCAAAAGACTCAAGTGAGACGCTACTCACTATGTTCCACCCATTATGCACCGGCGGAAGGTGCCCTCCATTTGTCACGCCTCTGAAGGGGGAGGCTTCGGCCTCCCCACGCCGTCAGACCATCAACATTGATAGCCCCTTGACAACAGCTGAAACCGCAACGGGTTTCAGTTGCTGTGCAACGTCACGTATGGCAGACATCATCGTATCTTTTAACGACATATGCGGATTTGCCTGTTTGACGATTGGGACTTGCTGCAACACAGTGGTGGCATGGGCCAAACCAACTGGGTCAGCAATGTTGGGTGTTGCTAACGCGGCGACTGTCGGTCCAATGTACTCAACATGGACTATCAGCTCAACCAAGAACGTTGCTGGAGCGGCGACGGTCACGTAATAACCAGCAATGGGTGCTGGAACAGTGACGCCGGCCAGTAGTGTGGAGTTCTCACTGGCGTTGTACGTGCTAACCGCGTTGCTCGTCACCAACGGCAATTGCGTTCCGGAGGACTGGGAAAAAGTATAAAAGAACTCTGTCCCATTGGAGCCACCAGGAGCGCCAGTGATTGCTGTGGGGTTGGCGGTGGGATACGTCATTTCCACCTCCGTGATTGGGTACACACACAAATTGCATGGGTCCCGGGTTACTCCTTTCACATCCGTTTGCAACAACGAAGCTATGGAATTACCACTTTGGGACATGGCAAAAATGTTTTGGTGTTGCGGGTCGACATAACAATAAGACACACCACTTTCGTTAATGGTGGTCCCAATGTACGTAACTCTAAGCCCGCAAGCCACAACCCGACCTTGGAGTAGTGTGCTACCAACCTGGGTGTAAGGTGAAGCGGAACCAGTGGGATTGGTGGCGGTGACGTTGGAAGAGCTGTAAGGCAAATTTGGCATGCTAAAGGTTTGCACGCCGGTGCCTATCGTGTTCACTCCCGCCAATATCCCGATGGCACCCCCGGGGTAAATTCCGTAATCGCTTCCGGAAAGAAAACCCTGGGGCAAATCACTCACCCACGTCGGATTGATCACCACGAATCCGTTGCTGGTGTCACCGGTGTACATGTCGTACCGTGCGAATCCCGAAGATTTCAGGGATGCCGCAACGGGCAACGATGGAAGGCACACGTCGCGCTCACCGAATGGGTCGATCACAGCTCGCAAAAACTTCGCGGT